GTACTAGAAATGAGTAAGCTGACTAATGACCAGGCTAAAGCTGCTAAAGATTATGATATGAAGGTGATGGATATTCAATCTAAGAGTAAACAAGCTATGGATAAGATGGCATTAGAGAGAGAAAAACTACAAGTGGCTAGAGAGAATCAAGCAAATGATTTAGCTGTTGCTAGAGAAAATGCAAAAGGACGTGCTAAAAAAACTAAATAATGCTAGACGGAAATCTTTTAATAAGTACAATTGAATGGGTAGCAGAAAAGTTTAAAGACTATATCTCCCCAATTGTTGTATTGAGATGCTACGAATCAGGTGTTCTATTAAGACTTGGTAAGTACAAATACAATTTAAAAGAAGGAGTTAATTGGAAAATACCATTGATGGATGAGGTACATATAGTGATGAAATCTATAGATACCTTTCATGTTCAACCTGTAGATATTACAACAATTGATAATAAACAAGTGTCAGTAGAACCAATAGTTAAATTTGATATAGTAGATCCAAAAAAATATCTAATAGACACAAATACTGCTGATGGAAATATACATGACGTTTCACGTGGAATAATTGCAGATTATCTTACAGATTGTGAATGGGAAGACATTAAAAAGAAAACAACCCTCACTGCTATAAAAAATGCATTAAAAAAAGAATGTGATGATATGGGAGTTAATATACATAAAGTGTATTTTGGAAGGATTGTGACTACAAAAGTCTACACAGTATTCAAAGAATAAAACAAATTGGGTTATAGTAAAAAATGTTAATGCTATATTATCTGGAAAATTGACTCATATAGTGTATTAACCCTTTGCTATGAATTTAATATAATATACTTTTACACCGTTAAAACCAAATAAACACAACTACATATGGCTGAAGAAAATTTTGATAACCAATCATTTGGTAACTTTAGTATTCAAAATACTATGGAAATGGGACTAGGGAACGCAGAACTATTAAATGATCTGATGTCCTCAGAAACCTCTACAAGTAATCCTGAAGATATCAAAGACCTCACACCAGAGGACAAAGCTCCTGCTCCTAAAGCACCATCTTCTAAGAAAGCAACAACTTCTGTTATACCAGAAGCTGAAGAAGAAAAGAAGGATGATGACGCTAAAGTTTCTATTGAAGACTTTCTACTAGGAGGAGATGATGATGAAGATAATGAGGAGCAAGCTCCTATTACTAAAGTGAAAGCTCCTATATCTGAATCTGATGATGATGAAGAAGAAGAACCTGAAGTAAGTAAGTTTGGTGCTCTTTCTAATGATCTTTTTAAACTTGGAGTATTTTCTAAGGATGAAGATGAAGAAGATGTAGCAATCTCTACTCCTGAAGAGTTTCTTGAAAGATTTAATGCAGAGAAAAAGAAAGGTGCAATTGAAGTGGTAAATAACTTTATTGGACAGTTTGGAGAAGATTATCAACAAGCATTTGAAGCCATATTTGTAAAAGGAGTTGATCCTAAAGAATATTTCGGTACATATAATAATATAGAAAGCTTTGCTAATCTTGATCTTTCTGAAGAGAATAATCAAATTGCAGTTTTAAAACAAGCACTTAATGATCAGGGTTTTGATCCTGAAGATGTCACTACAGAAATCGAAAGATTGAAAAACTATGGTGATCTTGAAACAGTAGCAGCAAAACACCACAAAGTGTTGATTAAAAAGGAAGCAGCAAAGCTTCAACAATTAGAAGAACAAGGACAAAAGGTATTACAACAGAAGGCAGCCATTAGGAACCAATATGTTAATAATGTCCAAACTGTATTACAAGAGAAACTAAAAACAAAAGAGTTTGATGGTATTCCTCTTAATCCGAAATTAGCTGGTGAGCTACAAGATTTTCTGTTAACAGATAAATACAAAACACCATCTGGAGAAACCTTAACTGATTTTGACAGAACAATACTAGATCTAAAAAGACCTGAGAATCATGAGCAGAAAGTAAAGGTTGCTCTTCTTCTAAAAATATTAGAAAAAGATCCAACTCTTTCAACAATTCAAAAATCTGGAATTAGCAAAAAGTCTAATGAGTTATTTGGAGAAGTTGCAAGACAAGTAAGTAAAAGTGGTGTTAAATCAAACACTAAATCTCAGTCAGCATCTCAATCGTGGTTTTCATAAACAAATAAATAACAACTTAAACGAATAACAAAAATGGCAATTCAAACAATCCCAGGACTTACTGGTTTTACGTATGCAAGAGTAGCCTCTATGGATAAACGTGCTGTAGGTAAACTTACAGACGCTAACCACTTAGAGAGTTTCCATAGCACCGAACCAGCAGATTATGATAAGAAAATTATCAGTCTTTACACTCAGAGCTCATTGTATAGCAATGATTTCTTAGATATGATTAACAAAAGCACTCCTTATTACATTGATAATAATAGTGATGCTTGGAAATGGCAAGTAGCTGTTCCTTACAAATTTCCTAAAATTATTGACATTCCTGATTCAACTGGAGCTTTATCTAAGCCTGGTATTGATGGTCAAGAATTTTCTTTAGTTTTGGACACTAATGAGTTCTCTAAGAATGCAATTATTTCTGTAGGTTCTCGTCAGTATGGTCCTCGTTTCTATGTAATTAAAGATCCAGTTCCTTGGAACGTAGGTTACTTGTATAGCTTCACTTTGGTTAGTGATAACCCAACTGTTGATTATGTAAGTGCTAACTTCTTACAAACTGGTATTGAATTAGAATTAGTTGATGCTGCAATTGGTGAATTCGATCAAGACTTATTAGGTCTTCCTCGTTTGGGTGAGCAAATCACTATGTTTGAATCTTTAGGTTCTGCATATGGTTATGAGCACAAAATCACTGAATGGGCTGATGATAAAATGATGGTTGATGCTTCTGGCAAACCTTTGGATATTTTGGTATATGCTCCACAGCGTAGAAACCAATTACCTTTAACTCGTAATGATGTTAAATGGGAACCATTCATTGAGTTCTGGATGCGTAAATCTATGTTAGAATTAAAGGTTAAACGTATGATCTGGAGCAAACCAGGTACTGTTAAAACCAATGGTTCTAAGCAAGAGTTAAAGCGTACATCTGCTGGTGTTTACCACAGAATGCGTAACAATGGTAACTTAGTACAATACAATCGTGGTGAATTTACTGCTAACTTGATTCGTTCAGTGTTTGGTGATTTATTCTACCGTAGGGTTGATGTTAAAGATCGTAAGGTTAAGATGTATACAAATGAAGCTGGATTTGATGTATTTCAACAAGCTTTGAAAACAGATGCTCTTAACTCAGGTCTTACTTTCATGGCAGATAGCGGTAATCGTTACATGCAGGGTGAAGGTCAGCATATCACTTATAACTTTGCATTTGATGCAATGGTTACACGTGAAACTGGTCGTGTTGAATTGATTCACTTGAAAGAGTTGGATCTTCCACAGAGCAATCTTGAATTTGGTCAGAACAAAAAGAGCACTCCAGTATTTATGGTGTTTGATGTTAGTCCAATGAGTGATGGTTCTATGATCAACAACATTCGTGAAGTAAGAATGAAAGGTGCTCCTTCTATGACTTGGGGTTATATTGATGGTACTCGTCACCACTTAGGATTTGCAAAATCTCAAGGTATGTCTAGTGCTAACAAATTCCCTGGATACGAAATCTGGATGAAAGATCGTTGTGATGTTTTCATTGAAGATTTATCTCGTACAGTTTTGATTGAGGAAATACCTCAGTTCTAATAAATCCTACCAAGAAGGGCTCCCTTTAACTCCCACCTTTAGGGAGCCCTCCTTAAAACTACAGGTAATTGAATTGGAATATGTTTTCCAATTGCTATCTCTTCGATGAGAATTTACCTGCTAATAAAACCAAATAAAATAACTACATATGGGCAAGATTGGAAAAATCTCAACGCTGAAAAAAGAGTATAATAACTCTCAACTGCAAACTATGCAAGGTGGACTTGCTACCAAAGGCTTAACAAGAATTCCTGGTACAGGAGTATTTAAGTATCCTTACAAAGAACTTGATGGTCAGTATAGAACAGGATTAGATGCTAATGCTGGATATATTAGACGTATTTCTGATCCTCTTGAAAGAGAGATGGAAATTGAAAGAGTTACAGAATTAAAAGCAAAGTTAGAGACAGCTCTTGGTGATGTTAACCTAGGACCTAGATCATCTTTCTGGAATTACGGAATGTCTACTTCAACAGAAGATGTACTACATGTACAAGCTGTTAAGTTAACAGATGGTGATAACTATTATGATTTAAGTAATCCTTTCCAAGAACTAGCATTTGCATGGTTGAGAGTTCATCCAACTATTGCTTCTAGCTATCAAGCTTGGGAAAGAGGTGACTACCCTGCTGATATACAGTTTTATGTTGCAGACGATGAGATTGAAAATGCAATTCTATTTAAGAAGAAACAATTGATCAATAAAGCAATTAGCAAATTTGATGCAATGACTCCAGAGAAGAAAAAGAAAGTTGCAAGACTTCTTGGACTTCCAATATCAGATGATAGTAAAGAAGAAGTTGTATACAACCTAGTGGATAATATTTTGAAAGAAACAGAATTCAAAGGTGGTAAATTCCAAGGACTTTCAACTGTAGAAGTATTTAATAGATTTGCAGACATGAAAGAGAACTTGCTCCATATTAGAGATCTTGTTAAACAAGCTGTCACTCATTCTGTATATAGAGTAAAACCTAATGGTAGAATTTATGAAGGTGATTATGAAATAGCTGTTGACGAAGATGCATTGATTAAATTCCTTGCTGATGATGATAACCAAGATGAGTTGCTCACATTAGAAGGAAAACTTAAAACAAAGAAACTCGCTTCGATATGATACCAGTAGATAGTTTATTATATAAGATCGATCAGAAATTAAATAAACTATCAACAAACGAACATCAGCAAATTCCTTTAGAAGATAAAATTTTAGCTTTAAATGAAGCTCAAATAAAGCTGATAAAACAAAAGGTTGATGGTCAAAGTACAATTTCAGGATTAGGACTTGACGCTTTTAAAAAGCGTTATGAAGATCTTCAAAGTCTTGTAATTACATACAATAACCAACCTTTAGATTTAAAGATAAAGAACCTTGAGTTAAATCAATGGTTTGCTCCAACAAATGTTTTAGTACCTAAATACATGTTCTATATAGATAGTTATGTATTGGCTGATAAAGGAAGATGTAAAGATAGGAAACTTTGGATTAATAGAGAATTAGCAAAGCATGGTGATCTTTCTCTTATATTAACAAATGATCATTATAAACCATCATTTGAATATCAAGAAACATTTAACTTTCTTTCTTCAGATGAGATAAGTATATTTACAGATGGTACATTTACACCAACTAAAATATATTTGAGCTACATGAGATATCCTAAATATATAAATAAAGAAGGATATATAATGTTAGATGGTGAACCATCATTTGATCAAGATTGTGAATTAGAATTATATCTGGAAGATGAACTTCTAGACCTTACAGTACAAAATCTTGCAATGTATACAGAGAATGCTCCTGCTGTACAGTCTGCACAATACAGAATACAAACAAACGAGTAAACAATTAAATTAAAATAAAATGGCTGATTTTTCATTAACTACCCTCTTCGTAGTTCCAGTAGGAAACACACTCCCTAGCTCTGGTTCTACTCAGAATTTGACCGCTGGTCAATTTGGTGTTTTCACTAACACCTATGCTGTTGCCAATGCTGGTAATATAGCAACTGTTCCTTATTTCTACTTGGCTCAAGGTAGAACAAATACTTACTTACAAGGAAGCAAAAGATCTGATAAGATTTCTGCTGATAATGTAACTGAATGGTACACTGTTACAGGTTCTCCTGTGGCTTCTAACCAAGTAACTGAAGTTATTGACTTTAATGTTACTGCTGGTACTGTTGTTACTTTAACCTTGCGTGCTCATTCTAGTTACATTGACACCTTGTATTTCAATGGTTTCACTCGTTCAGTAACTGTGAATGCACCTTGCCTTGCATGTGGTGGTGATCCTTGTGCTGATGTTGATGTTCCTGAGTTGATTGATCGTTTGATTTATCAATTAGAATTGAAAGCTCCAGGTAACAACCCAGACAACATTTCTTTTAGTACTTTCTATCAGTTCCAACGTATTGGTAATGATCAAAATGCTAAATTGGTTATCTCTGGTAAGCCTTTAACTAAGTATGGTCAACCTTGTGATGTTGCTGCATTCCCTTGGGAATATGATCGTATGTACTTCCGTACATTCATCTATCCTGGACCTGCAACCACTGCTGATTTCATTGTTGCTGATAATTGCAATATTATCGCTAACCCTGTTATCACACAACGTGCTTCTTATGTTGCTGGTACTTCTGCTGAAATTCAACAATTAGAAAAGAATTTCTATAGCTACCAAGCTGGTTATTTGAAGCATCTTTACAGAATGGTTGGTTACAACGAAAACTTTGAAAGCTGGGTTACCGATGGTACCACTTATGATACTTATTATATTAAATTCAACACATATGATAAGTCTGCTTATCAGTGGGGAGATTATATATATGAAGATTCAATGGTTATCATTGCTGCTCCTCAAGCTTTGAGTGGTGCAATTGGAAGTTTGTTATCAGTTGCTTTAGGTACTCCAGTTGATGAAAGTGCTCCTATCACTTCAACTACTAGTACTACAACTACTGTTTGGCCTTCTACTTCAACAACAACTACTTTGATTCCATAAGAAGAAAGGTAATTAATATCATATAACCTATGCCAGAGGGTGAGAGGAAACTCAAATTCCTCTGGCATTATTATTTTAAAAAATATGGCAGATCTTAAATTAGAAATATTAGTAGTCCCTACTTATAACACTTTAACATTGGGCATTGCTGATGCATCTACCTATCCACTTGTTCCTGCTGTAACATCTCCAACTATTGAAATAACTGTTCCAGGTTTTGAAGTGGTTTCTCTTCCTTTCAACATTAATGATTTTAATATTTTTAATTCTGCATCTTTAGGACTTACAGCAGTAGGTGATTCTTTATTACCTCTACCAGATGGTGTGTATTATTTAAGATATTCTGTTACTCCTGCATATGTAAACTATGTAGAGAGAACAATTATGCGTACTGAAGTTATTCAAGAAAAGTTTGATAATGCATTTATGAAATTGGATATGATGGAATGTGATCTTGCTATTAGGAAACAACAAAAAGTTAATCTTAACAGCATCTACTATTTCATACAAGGATCTATTGCTGCTGCTAATACTTGTGCTGTAGATACATCAAATAAGTTGTACACTCAGGCAAATAACATGTTGAATAATTTTATAAAGAATAACTGTTATTGCACAGGTAATAACTACGTAAATAATAACTTATATTAATATGGCAAATTGTACAGCATGTGGAGTTAAAGTTGGCTGTGGATGTCAACTAGTAAATGGAATGTGTTCAGCATGTAATTATGCTGCTAATCAAATAAAAAGATTTAAAGATGATGTTATCACCAAGGCTTACGAATTGTATAGAATGTTCTAGTATACCTGCACTTCTTGCAGACATTGATTGCAAATTATCAATTCTTGCTAATGATGCATATAACAATATTGTATTCATATTAAACAGACCTATTCCTGATGTAGTGATTGGTGATTTACTAAACTACAAAAGAATATTAACATACAAGTATTGTAACCCAGATTATGCTTATCATTACACAGTAAAGATGATAGCAAGTAAAGTAAAACTTTTAATTAATAAATAAACTATAAATATGTCTTGTTCAAATTGTTATAATGGATGTACTGAGATTGTCTCAGATCAATGTGTAAGGTATACAGGACTTGATGTTCCTGTTCTAGGAATTAAAACTGGTGACTCTCTATCATATGTTGAACAAGCATTGATTACCTTTCTCACCTCTACATTAGATGGAACAGGTATTGTTATCACTCTACCTGAAGGAACCTATTGTGCATTAGTTACTAGCTATTTACCAACTTGTGGTGATATCACTGCTGTTAATCTATTTGAAGCTTTAGTTAAGTCTGCTTGTGATCTTCAGGAACAAGTTGATGCAGTTGTTGCAGAACTTGCTATTT